TAGCAACGGCCTGTTCCTCGGGACTGAGGCAGCGGGCATCACTGAAGCAGCCCAACGCAGCATGTTCTTGGGCGGGCGAACACTCAGACTCCCTGGGGGTAACTAGCCCATGGCGACCACGCCTCGTTTTGCTGGTCCGGACGGCACACTCCGGGAAAGCTCGATCTTCACCACGACCTCCGTGGCTCGGTTTTTCACCGGGACGATGGACTCGGACACCGTGGACATGCTGGTGTCCATCCGGGGATCCGGGTTCTCTTCGGATTCGGACTACGTGACCTTTGAGGGCACGGAGTTCACGATCCCCAACCCGTCAGTTTTCCCCGACGGGCTTCAACTCCTCCCAGGCGACAACACCATCGAGGTCAAATCCGTTCTGACCAACGGCGAGGTGACGTCAACCGGGAATGTCCTTGCGATCCTTTCGACGGCCGAGGACATTCGTGGGGTTGCCTACGCCCCCTCGGGCATCGTCATCGAGCGATACGACGGGACGGTCAAGATCACGGTTGATGGGATCGACAACCCTTCGGTCCAGGGCTACCACTACTACGCTTCGGTCTCCCCAGGTGGGGGGACTACGGGCTACAGCCGAATCAACCCCAAGCTCGTCATCTCGGGGGATGCCGTAGAAGCAAAGGCCACCTTGGGCCTCCTCGAAGTAGACACGACGATCGCCACGAACAATGACGGGACCAAGGCTGCGGATCCGCTCTTTTTCGTGATCACAGGAACGCAGCAAGACCAAGCACGGACGGTCTTGGAGACCAACTTCAACGAGGCTTTGGAGATTCCCGAGTCGGTGAGCCAGGTTCGGACTTCCCTGCTAGTCGAGTCAATCCGTCAGACCCAACGGTTCTCGTTCACCCACGATCGGCTTTCGACCTACGATTCCTCCGTCAACCCGGCCATCCCGAACGCTGACTTCAACACCGTTTTGCGGTCGGACCCTCTCTACTACGTCGTGACGGCGGTGTGGCTCATTGACGGCCAGGAGTTCGAGTCTGACTTCTCTACTGAAGTCACGGGATCCCCGCTCATCGTCACGCCGACTGTTGGCTCCTTCCCGACGGTGACCCGGCAGCAGATCGTCCGCGACACAACGCTCGCCATCTGGCGTAGCCAGCCCGAGGTGGACGTCAAGCCCGGATCTACGACACGGGACATCTTCATTGACCCGTTTTCGACTGAGGCCGAGCGGATCCGGTTCATCACGGACTTCATTCACAACGCCCAGTCGTTTACGACGCTTTTGCTCATCGACGATCCCGGCAACACAGGGACGTCGATCGCAGTCAACCAGTCCTCGTACAAGCTCGCTCTCCGGGCGGCCTTCTTCCTTGACGACGTGGCTTCCGTCCAGGCGTTGATCGACAACGCTTTCGACAAGCTCGCCGCCAACTACGGGACCACGAGGCAAGGAGGCAAACGTGCCCGTGGCGAGGTGACTATCGCCCTTGACTCACGGCCGTCTACAACCGTGACGTACCCGCTGGGTCAGCAGTGTTCGGGCGGTGGAGTGAACTTCCGGTTCACTTCTTCTGCCCAGATCACTTCGACGGGAGCTGGGGCGTTCTTCAACCCGGCCACGGGGAGATATTCAGCGAGGGCTTTTGTCCAAGCCGAGACGCCCGGGGCCTCGGGCAACCTGGCCGCCGGCCAGGTCAACACCATCATCAATGGGCCACCTGTCAAGGCAACGATCTCGAACCAGTCCCGGACCTTTGGCGGTCGGGACGAGGAGTCCAATCGGGAACTGGCCACACGGGTCATGCGGAAGCTGGCCTCGCTCGACACGGGCCGTTACCAGGGCTACGTCAACACAGCAGCCTCTGTCCCAGGTGTCCTCCAGTCGAACATCGTCGATGCGGGCCACCCGCTCATGATGCGTGACGTGAACGAGTTCGGCCGCCACGTCGGGGGCATGGTTGACGTGTGGGTCCGTGGGGCGGTCATTTCCACGGTCACCGACAACTTCGCCTTCACCTTCCAGATCAAGAAGGACATGCAGTTCGAGATCGTCGGGGATCCGGCCGACCTCAAGTTCCGGGCCGTCGACCCCAACCTGTCGGACGACAACCCCATCATCGAGATGATGGACTTCGCCTCGGCGGGCTACATCTTCCGTAACGGGACCACAGGCCACATCTACGACCTCACTGATGTCTTGGTGATCCGCCCGAACGGGATTCAGCTTTCTTCGACATGGAACGCCCCCGAGGGGTCGCTTTCGGACGTGTTCTTCGGGTCCTACCGTTACCGGACCTCGAACAAGCACGTCTTCACCCGCCAGCCCGTTGAGTCCCTCACGACCTTTGCCGGGGACCCCACCATGAGTGGTACGAACTCCCCGGCTTTCTCTGACCTGTTCCACCCGTCCGACCCGTTGCTCTACGGCAAGAGCACCGAGGCGGGTGACTACGTTCAAGTGATCCAACCCCTGGACGTAGACCCTATTGACGTGCCGTCGAGCACCCCGATCGTGGTGACGAGCGAGCAACACATCATGCTCGACGGCATCGAGTACCTGGACTACCTCGGGGTCAACCCTGTGACGGTCGACGTGTGGGATGCCAGCAAGACCACCCTCTACGCAGGCCCCTTTGTCTCGGCAACGCCGGATTTCACGATCGTGGATGAGGACGGGCCTAACCCGCTAGGCATCCGGCTCACTACGGGGTCTGCCATTGCCGTGGGTCAACGGGTTCTGGTGGACTACCAGCACGACGAGAACTTCACGGTCACGTTCACGACCAACTCGGTGGTCGGGGTCGTGCAAGAGTCCGTGGATGTGGACCGCCACATCACGGCGGACGTGCTCACCAAGGAGGCCATTGCCGTTGGGGTGGACATTTCGGGCACGATCGTGCTTCGAAACGGGGCCAACGCCAACATCGCAGACAGCTCTGTTCGTACCGCGATCTCTCGGCTCTTCGGGACCCTTTCCCTCGGTGAACCCCTACGCCAGTCCGACGTCCTCAACGTCCTAGACACCGTGACGGAAGTCTCCTACGTGGTGACCCCGCTCACCAAGATGGTCAAGTCCGATGAGGCTGCGGTTGTCCGTGAGCAGGTGTTCACGGATCAGACGGCCGATTGGACTCGCCTGGATGCATGGTCTACCCCGACTGTCTACGTGTACTTGCTCGACAACCCACTCTCCGCTGCGACGGCGGACGGCGGCGGTCCGAGCAACGAGTTCCGGGGAGTCTTTGCCAATGAGGTCCAGCTGATCCACTTCGACAACAGGCCCAACAACAACGGGACTCCGTTGAAGAACCAGGTCGGAGCCTGCTTCATCGTGGGCAACGCCGGCATCAACATCCCCGGCGTTAGCGACGATGCCACCCTGGCGGCGTTGTACCCCTTCGCCACACCCGCAGAGATCAACTTGCATCGTCAGGAGATCACGGCCAACCGGATCATCGTGACGCTGACCCCAGACCAGCTTCCCTCGGATTTCGACTACCGGGTCACCTACCTGGTGTCAGGAGACACGGGGGTCAAGAACATCGAGCCAGGGCCAACCGAGTACCTGATCGTGGGGAACCTCGACTTCGTCTATGACGAGGACGTGGACTTCACGGCTCGTGTCACGGGTAGGAGGCGCTAGGTGGCGGACAAGCCTTCCGACAAAGACCTCATCCCTTGGCTCGATCCCCAGAATCCTTCGCCGGTCGGGGTAGACAGCCAGAACAAGAAGAACTGCGTCCAAGAGCAGACCGACAAGATCATGGAGATCTTCCGTCAGCTCATCCCGTCGAACTATGCCAGCCAGGTCCAAGGCCCCTGGTACACGATGCAGTTCCAGGCGGCGGCCGAGCAGATCGCCAAGATCCAATGCACCGCCCAAGAGGTGTTGGCTGACGGTTTCTGGGAGTACACGCGACCCGAGTTTCTTTACCAGATCCTGGGCCTCCTTGTGTTCCCGGACGCCTTGACGGACGGGACCCCTACGATCCCCGGGGACATCTCCTACCGAGATTTCCTTCGGAACATGGTTCGGTTGCTCCTCGGGGGTTCGACCAAAGCCAACGTCACAGCGGGCCTCCAGCTGCTCACAGATGCCACCGTAGAGGTCATTGAGCGTGGCATCGAAGCCCGCAAACTAGGGCCATCCTGCGCTTGGGGCTTGGACGACCTGTTCACCTTCGAGGTCAACGTCGAAGGCGTGCCCAAGGTGGTCGGGAGGGCCGAGGTGGGCCTCCCAGGAACGGGGACTGTTGAGCTAGGTCGTTTCCCAGCGGATCTCTTCACGCTCCAGACCAATGTCCTTCTCGTGTTGAAGGCTCTCAAGCCTGCTCACACGCTCTACGACTACCGAAACCTGTTCCGAGACAACTTCGACCAGCTCTTCACCGACACACCGGCCTACGACCTTCGGACCTACTACTACGACGACCTCCGGACCTATTGCCTGGGACGTGAATCGGTCACCGGTACGGGTGGGATCACCTTGACCGACAAGTCGCTCTTCACCGACCCAACTCGGGACTTCTCGTCCATCCTCCCTGGGGCCGAGCTGGTAGTCCTGACTGGGCCGAACTCGACCACAGCCTCTCCAGCCGACGCCGGCTATGTGGGGCACTACAGGGTGGTTGACATCCTGGTATTCCCCGTGGGCGACGACGCCACCCTTCGAGGGTACACCACGAGTCCGACAGGTCTGACTGGCTTCGCTTCTGTGTCGGGGGACGAGATCACTGACACAGGCCAGAACTGGGCGCTCGCCGAAGAGGGAGAGCAGCTGACCTTCCTGACAGGGCCGAACGCCGGGACGTATCGGCTCAAGACCCTCGTGGGGTCTTACGGCGGCCCGCTCGGGAAAGCCCTTGGACCGGCAACGATCGTTCGGGCGGCTCCAAGCATGCTTCGGGTTCGCTACTACATGGCCTCAGCCGCCACGGGGCAAGAGTACACCGTGGGGGTGGACCGCCTCGGGGTGCAGGTGCCACATGCCGTTACCGGGGAAGATGCCTCGATGTACTTCACCCCCTGAAAGCCCTATCCGTCCTATAGCTCCGGCTAGGTGAGCCCGGAGGAGCCCTTATGCCCGCTGTTATCCAAAGTACCTTGCTCCAGTTCCCGGCGGGGCCTCCTGTCGTTGGGGCTCCCGTTCTTGTCGGGGTGAGTCGGGACGATCTCCGGTCGGGCTACCAGGTGGAGTTGTTCTCGGTCAACGCCGCCACTACTTACCTCTGGACCTTGGAGTTCACTCCAACGGCCCCCGACGGCACGCCTTCGGCTGCTGTCATGCTTACCTCGGCCGCTCAAACGGCCCATTTCGACGTGGACTTCGAGGGGCCGTATCTTGTCCGACTCACGGTTGACCTAGCCCTTCCTGGGGAGGAC